TGTCACAAGCCCATCTGCGCTCGCGACCACGTTGCCTAGTGCTGTCCCGATACGCCCCACAGCGCGCAACGTCTCGCCCACCTCGTTCAGCTCGCTCCCCGCGTTATCGAGAACCGCTGAGCCAAGCGCCACAAAGCCAGCGCCTGCGGAGATGTAGTCTTGTGCAGTGCGGAGCGCCTCGGTGACAGGTGAGAGTATGTTGACGAGAGGCGACGCTGGCGCAACGCCATACGCCTCCATGTTCAGCGACCACTCGTAAGAGAAGCGTGAGCCTTGAGCCGCGAGCTGCCACTGCCACTCGGTCACCTCAACGCGGAAGGCTTGCCGCTCGTTCAGTGCACGAAACACCATATAAACGGTGCGGTGTCCCTTTTGCGCGGCCCTCGTTTGGTAGTCATTGAGGAAAGCATCAAACTCCTCAAGGATGCGCCGCCCCGCAAGGAATGAGACACCGCCGTCTCTCGTGTGGCCGAGGCGTGCGGCGTAACCTGAGACGCCCTTTAAGCTGATCTCCGTCATGTGGTTTTCGGTGTGCTCACGCACCACTCCATCGAGCGTATGTGTGATCACGGTCGCGCTTGGGCGCTTTTGCTCATAGTCGCTAGGACCTTGCGGTAACGTCACAGCGAGCTTGAGCTGTGCGCCCTCGTACACCTCAAGCAGATAGTCGATAGGCACACGCAAGAGCGAGCCTAAGCGACCACTGTTCGGTGCCGAGATAGAGACAGGTGCTTTTGTTGCTACGCCCATTGGTCAGCCTCCTGTGTGCATCATATCACGATAAGGTGACAGCTTCGCTCTTAGTCGCTTCACACTGCGCTTTTACACTACTCGCTGTAGGGTTCAGCGGGTTCGGGGGGATACCCACCGCTGTCTCGGCCGCGCTGAGGCGTAGCTCATAGCTCGACAACAGCGTAAAGAGCGTGTCAATGAAGGCTTGTCCCTTGAGGGGGCGATCAACGCTCTCTCCCTCCAACGACACACGCAGCACCTGCCCGCTCGTGAGCTGGACACGCACACTCGCGTCACTCTCAATCGTCACCCCGTGCCGAGAGAGGCTCAGCCTGCTTTGGGCGTGTCTGATTGAGGTGTCATAGATCGAGGGGCGATAGTTCCCACTTGGTGTTGTGTCATCGGTGGCCAAAGTGCGGTCCACAGCGTCCACGCCCACAACGTAAGGTAAGTCATACGCGCCGTCGGGGAAGTACAAGTGAACCGTTTCACCTGCTCTCGGTGGCATCTGTGACCCCTCTCCTAAGCGTCTCAGGGGGACACCACGAAACACTGCACCCTCCGTCGTATAAACATCTGCGACAAGCGCGCCTTGTTGCTCGTACAGCCGTTCCACCGTACCAAGCCTAAACGGGTTTGCGATCGTTTTCATGTATCACTCCTTTGGTACGTCGATACACGCTCCACCGTCCACGAGGAGGATGCGGTGACTGCGCCCTCTTTGTTAACTTGTACTCGGTGTGTCACTGCTGTGCAGTACCCCTCCAACTGAACGGACTCCGCGCCATAACTCGCCCAGCGCACCCACTCGCCTACCTGCGCGCGGTCGCTCTCATAGATTGTGTCGACAGAACCAGCACCGTAGCGATGTGCCTCTGCGAACAGAAGCGCAGCGTAGCTGTTGAGCTCGTTGAGCTGGTCCCGCACCACCCCCTCCGTGTCTCGTATGTAGGGGTACTCTGCATTGTACTCGTGCAAGCCGTAGCGGCGTACATCCTCCCTTAATACGAGAGGATCACTCGACAAGCCCGCCAAAGAAGATGCGCCTGCATAGGGAGACGTGACCTCGATGTAGTTTGTTCGGTTGCTAGAGTTATACTCGACGCTAAAGCGCTCAACGTCTCCTAGATCGGCAGGCGCGGGGAAGGAGTCAGCGAAAAAAGAAGGCAGAAGCGGGTTTGAGAAGCCCATAGCCTCCAATGCGTCGATGCCCGCAAACGCGCCCACACGAGCCGAGGGGGGACGCATACGATATACGATCTGCGCGTCGCTCGCTCCTTTTGAGTAGTCCCAACGAGGGAAAAGCTCAATAAACTCTGACGCTTGGAAGGTAGATGTAAGTATGCCCCACAGCGAGGTGGCAAATGAGGGCGTCTGTATCTGGCTCACGTTGCGTCCCTGTACCTCCACCGACACATCGGGAGAGCGCGCTATGGGGAACGCAAACACGTTAAGTGAAGACCCTTGCGGCGTCTTGTGGAGACTAGCCAAGCGGTTCCACGCTTCCTCGAACGAAGCGGGTAAACCTTGCGATGCTACGTTAAAGATTGCCTCTGTGATCTCACTCCATCGGCTCAAAGAGATCAACGACCCTGCCACGTTAAGTGAGTCTTGAGCAGCTACCTTGAAGCCACGACTCATCACACTGAGCCAAGAGGAAGCGCCCACCTTGAGCTTGACGGTGTTTCTCGCGCCCGTCGTAGCGTCCACCTGTACGCCCGATGACACCCGCGTGATCGGGCCATAGAAGCGAGTGCGAAGGGCACCGTCCACATCTTCTAGGATCGTGAGCCAGCCCGAAGCGTGAGGGCGAAACACACTCCCCTCTACGCTACCTAGACCGACGAGCTTGCGCGCCTCTGCGAAAGGCACAACGAGCGCGCACGAGCCTTGTTCATAGGGTGACGCGAGCGAGTTAGTCCACTGTAGATCAGTCGTAAACTCCGTCACATCGACCTCATTGACGCCCTCGCTCTCTGTCCGTGTGGTGGCGTAGTCTCCTTGTGGCGAGGTCACGTCTTCAACCGTGCCCTCCTGAGGCGCGTAGCCGCTGATCTTAACGTGCCAGCGTCTCATGGTGCGTACTTCTTTACGAACGCGATGAAACTCTTAACCGCGTCGGTGAGTTCCTCGACCGTGCCGCCAGGCCTAAAGGCTTCGTCGACCGTTGTTTGAAGCCCCGTGAGTAGCTTCGTAAGCACCGCATCGTTTGTTGTCATGTTCAGCGCCATCTTCTCCATCTGCGCGCTCAGGCGAATCATCGCAAGACTCGCTTTTTTGTTGGTTTCGATCACGGAAACAAGCTCGTTGGAGCGCATGGCGGAGGCGCGAGAGAGCGCGAGGCCTCCCGTCACCGACTCTCCCGATAGTCCCATGCGAGCGGGGGCGTTGATCAGCGAGTCCGCTAGCGGGTCCATCCCCTGCAGGAGATAGCGAGCTTGCTCCGTTGATGCGCCCGCACCCACGAGCGCAAGCTGTTGGAGTTCGGGGGGGAGGCCCATTTCCGACAGCGCTCCCACCGCTCGACGAGGATCGCTCATCATCGCTTCAAGGTTTTGGATCATCTCTAAAGGTGAGCGAGCGTTCCGTGCGGCTGCGGCTTGCAGTGCTCCTTGTCCAATCTGCCCAAACTGCCCTCTGAAACTTTGGAGCGCCCCCCCCGTCATACCTTGCACACGGTTGACCGCCCTCATCGCTCCCTCGCCTTGTAGCGCATTAGAACCACCGATCTCAGCCGAGATGGAGACAGCTTGCATAAACCTCGACGTGCTCTCCGTATCGAGGGTGAGCCCCTGCGAAGCCATGCTTTGAGTCGCTTGTGAGATCGACGCGAGCAAGCGCTCAACGCCTCCTCCGCTCAAGCCCATCTCACGGCCGACACGAGCCACCCGCAACGCGAGCTCCGTCTCGGTGGCTATATTGCCACTCATCGCGCCACCGCCCAACGCGCCTCCCGCGCCAAAGCCAGCGAAGGCACGAGAGGAGACACCGAAGCGTTGCGCCTCCATTACGTTGCGTAGCGTGTCCCCCTCTAGCTGAAAACGCTGTCCCACCTGAGCGGAGAAGCCTTGAAGCATCTGCACCGTCTCTTGCGGTGTCATGCCGAAGCGCGCGCCCACTCGTCTCGCTGCACCGATCTGCCCTTGTCCGTAGCCACCACCGAAGCGGAGCTCCGTCTGCGGTATCTCAAGCGATTGTGCCTCGCCCGTTCGCGCCATACGGGTACTGATCAGTGAGCGCGCGATCCCCCCCGCGAAAGGTATTGCTGCGCCTGCTAAGTTTGCAAGCGAACTCCCTGCGGCCATCGCGCCACGACCTACCGCACCACCGACAGCCATCGCACCTCGTCCCGCATACACGCCCGCCGCAGCCGACGCAGTGCTCGGGCCCCCTGTAGCGGTCTGTGCGGTCTGTGCGACACTCTGCCCCGCTTGCGTTGCCGCCTGCCCCGCTTGTTGCACTGCTTGTTGAGCGCTCTGTTGCAAGCCCTTAAACTGTTCAGTGAGCCCTTGCACCGCACGAGCGACCTGTTTGTCGTCAATCGAGACAACGATCTCTGAGCTGTGTTGTTGTTGAGCCATCGGTCACCTCACTTTTGACGCTCGCGCGCCCAGAACTCACGCTCCCACTGATCGACGATAGAGTCGCCTGTATCGGAGGGTCGGTCGTCCTCTATAGTAGCACGAGGCGCGGTGATTTCCTTGTAGGCTTCGTCGCTTAGAGACAAGAGCCACCACTCAAGGCGCTCTGCGTCACTGAGCGTTGGCCTCAGTGGGTCGCTGGAGGACGCGATCAATGGCGGCAGCGTCGCTTGAAGCGCAGGAAACTCTGGACGCGCTCGCGTCTGCGCCACTCGCTCCCAAAGTACCGAGAAACCAAGCCGAACTGTGACGCTCGACCTCCCCTCTCAGCGCAAACAAGAGGTCATCGTCCTCTGCTAACCACTGATTGAGCCAGTCGGGAATGTCGCGCAGTTGCACCGATACGAGCGCGAGCGCGGTGATGCGAGCGCGCGCGTACTCTGACAGATGATCCCAAGGAGCACCTGCCAGCAGAGCGGCGCGACGCTCGACAAGCAGGCGCTCCTCGCCACTGAGAACTCTTGAACGGACGGGCTCGTGATACACGTTGCCGTCGGGCGCCGTGTACTTGATGGTCAGCGTGATCTCACGAGGCACGAGAGCCTCTTGCTTCTCAGGCTTAGGGGTTTCCGTTCCAAGAGTCCTCAAGTCCATATTATTCAGCCTCGCTCGTCATAGATGCGACGCGCTTGGAAAGATGCGTTGACGCTGACGATTGAGCCTGCTTGAACTTGCCAGCTCCTCGACTCAGCGCGACACCCCTCGATGCGCCACACAGGTTCATCGCTCACTTGGTCGTAGACCTCCATGGTGAGCTCTGGGAAGTTTAACACGTCAAGTGTGCCGCCTCGTGGCACAAGACCTAAATCTTTGAGGCTTTCTCCGCTGATACGCACGAAGCCTGCCTGCACAGAGACGGAGCGACCGACAGGCACAATCTCCTTTGAGTCGATGTCACCGAGGACGTCCACACGCTGGAGGGCGATGTTTTCGGTGGCGCTGACGTTGCTGCAATAGCCGACCTCAGTGCCGTTGACGATCAGTTTGGCGCGTGGTGCGCTTAATACTTGAGCCATTGTTCAATCTCCTTAGAAGCGGTTGACGCTTGCGGTGACGCTGATGAAGTTGAGAGGCTCGACAGCGGCGACCTCATAGTTGACGCGCAGGGTGTCGCCTAAGTCCTCAAGTACCACGTTGCGGAAGTTTTTGATCACACCATCGAGCACTTGGCGGTTGAGCCGCGCCTCAACGATGCTCTTGATGCGGTTGGCGGTGAGACTGCGGTTCGGCTCACCGATGAAGCCGTCCAAGCCTGCGCGCAGGTCGCGCACGCTCGTGTTCACCGACTCGTTGGCGCTCACCTCGCTGTAGATGGGGTTGTCGTCCCTCAACCACGTTGTGACCGAGCGCTCAACACGCCACCCCAGAGGCCCACGAGACAACGTGGTGACGCCACTACGGATCGCCTGCGCTGCGTCTCTGTCCGCGTCCCAAGCACCGAACACGTCGAGCACGTTGGGCGCTTTGCGCGTGAGGGGTGTCGCGATGGGCGAGCCCGCCTGCATACCTGCGAGCATGAGGGCGAGCCATTGAGGAGGGCGTGTCACTGCTTCACCTGTAGGAGCGGTGAGACGTACCTGTTGGCCCACCAAAGCGATGTTGCGGTTGTTAAGCGCTTTGGCGCGTGTGTTGAGGGCGCTGAGGCTCTCGTTCGCAGATGAACCGACCCATGCGTTACGCTCGCGCCCCGCAAGCGCCGCAGCGCGAAGGTGTGTCGCGACCTCCGCGTGAACGTCGGCCGCGTCACTCCAAGCCACGATGATCTGCAGGTCTGCGCTCTCAATGGTGGTGAGGGCGTCGGTCCAGTCGCTCAAGGAGACAGCCGAGACAGCGCCCCCGCTGAGCAACGAGACAGACGAGCCGCTGGTCTGCTCCACAAGGCTCAACGTGCCGAGAGTAGGACGCTCAGCCGTGACGAGCTGTGACGAGGCGAGCGCCTCGATGATCTCTTGCAGGTCGCAACGGAAGCTCAGCGCGTTGACGCTACCACTCACATCTGCGCTCGTGTCGGCGTCAAAAGCGTCCGCGTCATACTCACGGGCGGCTAAGTAAGTGGCGGTGACCGATGGGAGCTGATCAAGCGCCCCCCACATTTCACGAAGGGAGGCGTAGTCCGCAGGCGCAAACGCCTTTGACCCATCGACCACCACCGAACCAGCGTAAGAGGCGTCGTCGCTGATAGCGCTCACTGAGTCAATGCGCCCGAAGGCTGCGGTGACCTGCGCGTCTGCGTTACCTGCCGCAAAGGTCAACGTGGCTGACGCGCTTGCGCCTGACAGGTCAGCACCTGTGATCGCCACAACAACCGATTGTGTGTGCGCTGTGGTCGAGAGGCTCACTGAGAGCGCACCGTCGCTGGCCATGTCGCTCACGTCAAATGTCGCCTCGCCACTACTCATCGCCTCACTTTGGCTCCACTCGTAGCTGAGCCCATTGACGCGATCTCCACCAAAGCCGACTGAGCCGAGCAGTGAGCCGCCATAATACATCGAGCTCGCCACGTTGAGGATCGTGAGGCTGTTGGCGCCTGCGGGGATGCGCTCGTCGAGCGAGGGCGCGAAAGCTACCTTGCCGATGTGCGCGAGCTCGCGGTCACTGTGGTCATAGCGTGAGAGGCTCTGCGCGCTGGTGAACGTCAACGCGACGCCTTGCTCAAACGCAGCAAAGGCGCCCACGACGCAGACGTTCCCCACGGAGGGCGATGAGCCACCGAGCGCGGAGGCGTCGACCGTCGCGTACACGCCAGGGCGAAAGATTTTGAGCCCGTTAAGGCTGAGTGAACTAGGCATAAATGCTCCTAAGTCTCTGAGGGTGCTTGCTCATTGTAGCATAGAGGCTTAGGTGCGTCAGCGCTACTGCTCCGTGCTCACGCCACCTTGAACGCTCGCCTCATCGGTGAACGTCTCGGAGAGCACTTGGAGCTTGTCACCCGTGTAAACGGTGTTCGGGTATTCGATGTCTGCGGGGATCGGTATCTGTACCTGATACTGACCCGTCACACGGAGCCTCCGCACATACATCCCAAGCTCCTCCGCAGCGAGCTCCTCCTCTGGCGCGAGCGGGTCGCTCCCTTGGTATTCGTACACATGATACCCCGACTTGTGCATCGCTCTGCGCGCCATCGCAATCGAGGCGCGTATGAGCACATGATACACACGCGCCATGTCAGGGGTGCGAGCGAACACTGCGAGCTCCACGCTCTCTTGAATCATGTATGTATCGAGCGCCTCGTCTGTCTCGGTGTGTCGCCCACCAAAGTCACCAAGCATCTGCTGAGTCACGCTCTCCGCTTGCGGAACAACCGTGATCAAAGGCGCTTGGGCACTGCCTTGCGCGTGACGCGAGCGAACAGATGGAAAGTGTTGGTCCGTAAAGTCAGCGAACCAAGCTGAGAGCGTAGCCTCGCCCACCCCCACAAAGAGACGCTTGAACGCATCCTCTCTCGTGCGAAAGTAGCTCAGCCCGCTGGAGATCGCGTTCAGTGTGTGGAGGTCTAAGATCATTTCAGCCCTCGCTCCTTGAGCTTCTGCTCGATCAAAGCGTCGCGGATTTCACTTGCCCACTTATTAATCTGTTTTACATGGGGCCTTCCTCCCTCCCCTTCATTGAAGGAGCGGAACCTTCTAACGACGCCTCCCCAGTCCACATCGGTGGGCGTGGCCTCAATGATCTTGTTTGCCTCTCTCTTATAGTCAACTAGGGTTTCACCCGCCTTTTGCGCGCGGGTGTTGTTGTAGTCCACCCTCGTTTGTCTCCATGCGTCCTTGTACGCGCTTTCCGTCGTGGCAGGATCGGAGGACATCTCGATAATAGCTCGCTGTGTGGGAGACGCAGTAAACGGTGCGCTCGCCATCTTTTCAGCGCGCGCTTGAACCTGCTCAAGTGTTTTTATGGTAGAGTCCACCGCCTCTTGTGCCTCGTCCACGCGCGTCACCGCGTCAAGTACCGTGTCTAACATGGGGCTGATGTGCGCTGTGATCGTCTCTTTTATTTGTTGCTCGTTCTGCTTCACTTGCGCCATCCGCGGGTGCTCAGCCCCTAACGCGCTCGCTAGGTCTGCGATACCGTAACGTCCGTTGTAACGGCTTTTAACCCTGTTTCTGTCTATCAGAGTCATAATGTCGCGGGGGACGTCCTCGTAAATCTCTATTTGTTTGGGGCCCGACCTGCTCACTTCGTCCTCAATGATGGCGCGCCTCCGTAGTACGGGGTTCGCCAGCATCTTAATCTCGCTGAGTGTAACTAAGCGCGGATCGCGAGGCCTCCCGTCGAGCGAGGGGGGAGCGGTGGTGTTGAGCAGTGAAGCAAGCTCCCTAAAAGCGGGGGTGCGAGAGACGATGCGCCTATTCCTCTCTATCTGGTACTTGCTCGCCTCCTCTACCATCCCCGCTAACCACTCCCTGACTATAGGTGTGACATCTTCCACACGAGGTCGCTCATTTACGAGAGACTGCGCGAGATTTAACACTTGTTCGCGTGGGATGCCCTCAAAGGGCAAACTGTACTCCAAGGACGACCCGTCTTTGCCCTTTTTGAGCCCTAGTATCTTGCCTTTGGGCGAGACTCTAAACACACTTTCAATGTCCAAAGCCGACGCCACCTCTTGTGCGTACTTGTCGAGGGCGCGATCTCTGTTTGCTCCCTCCTCTTTCGAGGGGGGCATCGCACTCTCTTGTGCTGCAGGTGTGCCCTCGCGTCCCCCGCCCAACGCATCAAGCCTACGCTGTTCACGAGCGATCTGCTTCTCGCTCGCGCCACGCTCTTTGAGCTTGTCCAACACAGCCTTTTGTTTCGCGCGAGCGGTACTCAGCTTCTCGCTGATGCCGTGCACCCTGTCGAGCTCCTCAGCGAGCGCTTGCTTCGACATGGGGCGAGAGAGTTTTCCCTTGTGAGGCCCGTCATCGTACTCAAAGATCACTTGATCCCCGTTCACGCTCACGATGTGTCCGTGCACCTCTTTACCGCTCGTGGTATCGAGCATGAGCTTGGTGCCGACCTTCATGTGATCGGGGTCAAGAACGTGTCGCCCTTGGTGCGTATGTGTCACGTTGTAGATGTAGCGATAGCGCAACTTCCCACCGCTCTGGTAAGGGATGCGCTTGATGTACTTGTGACCTGCCGCTTTGACGATGAAGTCCGCGAGCCATTGTTGGAAAGTGAACATTGATCTTTTCCTTCTTAGTTAGGTGAGTCAGTACACCATGCTAAAGAGATCAGGGAAGCGTTGCACCACTTGGTCCATGAAGTGCCTCGCCACGATACCACGACTGATCCATGCTTGGGGTCGCTTGTTCTTAAATGACGCACGCCTCCACGTTCGGTAGCCACCCGTCTGCGTCACTGCGCCTCCTCCCTGTTTGCGAGAGTACGTTGAGGCAAGGCGTACCATACCAGCGAGCGGGTCACTCACATGATGAGGCTTGAGCTTTGGTGCCTTACCTGCACCGAGGCGTCCCCCCCAACGTGTCCCCTGCGGGCCTGTCGTTGTGGCCTTGAGACGTTGCGCTGCGGCTCGCGCTTGCTTCCCTCCCATCGCTTCGATGCTCTTAGGGCTGTGAGAGAAGGGCACATTGAGGTACAGCGAGCCGTCTTTCGCTGTGCGTATGTTGCGCGTGCTCGCCCTCAATAAGTACGTCCTCACATCATACGAGCCTTGTGTGCCTACGCCCCCTGAGCCCATACCCTGCTCGACCATGTGCGCCAAGATCGAGGTCGAGGGCGCTGCGGGGAGTCCACAGATAAAGCCGTTCGCGGTCACCTGCCTCACCTGTAGGCTGTTCAAGTAAGCTTGGCGCGTCTTGTTGAGGCGAGGGCCAGCGATGGAGCGCCACTCTGCGAGCACGAGGTCAGCAAGTGTCTGTGAGCGCCTAAGCGCCTCTTGTTCCGTCAGTCCGAGAGATTCGACCACTCGGCTCATTTGCGCTTGGATGCTCGCCACTTGTGTCTCCTTTAGCGGTCATATCCCATGAACTCTAAGCTACAATGAGCCTGCACGGGCATGAGGAGGGGAGCCTCTGTGGGCGATTTACGCAGGTACACAGAGTCTCGGTGACTGTGAGGCGTGTCTGCGATATAGTAACGAGGGCGTGCGAAGTAAGACGCGCTGAAGCGAGCGCCCACAAGAGGCGCGGAGCCGTTGGCGTCACCCTTCGCAAAGTCGAGCAAGCCCTCGCTCGTCACATCGAAGTCAACGCCCTCGATGAGCACATCGCTCTCTGTGCTGAGTCCGTTCAAGCCTGCGCGTTGTAGGCGTAACACACCAAGCGATGTGACACCGCCCGCGAGGTCAAGCTGGCGAGGCTGAACAGGGTAACGGAGCGCCACAGGCTCAGAGCCTCTACGGGTCAACGTCTCTCGGTACACACGCACCGACGCCTCCACCGTGAACCTGTCCCCATACGCGGGGAGGTGCTCAGGCAACAAGCTCAGTGAAACCATGCCCTTAGCGTACTCGCCATAAATAGCGTATTGATTTGTGTCGGTGCTCGCCCCTGTGAGGATCGCTCGTATCGTCTGTGCGGAGTGCCAGTGATAACCCTTGCCGTCACACAGCTCGCAGTCCGCCCGCGCCTCACCTGTTACCGCGCTCGTTGTCTCAATCAGCCCCACGTCATAAGACGCGGCAGGCTGTGAGCAAGGACACTCAGCGCACTGCTCCCACGTTAGATCGACACCTTTGGCAAACACGAGCTTGCGGTACTCGCTCATGTCAAAGTCTACGCGAGGGCGTACCTTGTTAGGCTGTCTTGATGGGAGCTGAGTCATCTCACACCACCCCGAACTGCGTGATCTTGTACTGCGCCCTCAACGCGCCCATGATGAGCTTGTACTGCTTGTCCAACGCCTCAGAGCGACTTGAGTAACCGCTATACATCGCGGAGCTCGTTGTGCCAACGGACTGGCTCAGCCCGTCCACACTGAGACTCTGTGATGCGATACCCGCACCGAGTATCAAGTCACCCGCCACATGGAGCAAGAGCAGCGTTGCACTCTTGATCCCGATGGCTTGCTTGAGGTCAGCGGGGAGAGTATCGAGCGCCCAAGCGATCTCAAGAGACTCTGTGGCGGGAGAGGAGAGTGACAGCGTAAACGCCTCTTGACCCTTGCGTGTCACCCTCACATCGCTCTGGTCTGTGTCCACCATGTACGAGAGCAACACACGAGGCGAGAGGGGCACTGTCACCTCTGTCTCGCCCGCCTCAATCGTTGCCACACCATCACGCGAGTCAAAGCCCGCTGTGTAGTCGAACTCAAAGTACGAGGGGATGTAGTCTCTGTGCTCGTAGATACCAAAGCCGCCCATGAGGGGAACGCCCGCTGTGAAAAAGTAGCTACCAAGCGACTCCTCAGAGGGGATCAAGTTGAGCTGACCGTGCGTTGTCGATGTCCACCGCACCCAGCTTGAGGGGACGTCCACAGGAGCAAAGTTGCCAAAGCGGATACGCACCGCGTCCACCGCTTGCACGGGTCGGTGGTCGAGTCTAAAGGGCCAATAAGCTGAGCGGTTTTGCTGCTCCGCGTCATGTCCCTCTTGTGTCACGCTGAACGGCTCAACGGTAATACCGAGGTCGCTCTCAACGTGGCGCACTGCTGCCTTGATCGACTGCTCAAAGATCACATCTGGATATGCTGAGCCGTCGTCAAGCGTTAGGTCGATCCCGAGAAGGAACGTGTCCTTGAGCCACTGTGGTGTGATCTGCGTATATACGCCACTCATAGACACGTCCCCTCTTGGTTTAAGGTGCGGTTTTGCGCGTTGTGCGCCTCCGCTTCTTTGGCGCAGTAGGCTCATTCGCCTCCGCTTGTGCGGGGACCTCCTTAGCCTCTGCGCTTGTGTTCTCTATGATCACAGGCTCAAAGCCTGTGACTGAGCCATAGCGCCTGAGAACCTTCAGCGCATAGGCGGTGGGCGACACAACGACCCCCTCAGAGTCTAGCTCTATGTATCCCTGCCCGATCGTGATCTGACAGTCGCGGAGTGTCGTGTGTCGCCAAGTCATCGGTGCGCCTTACGCGATGGTGTCAAGCATACCGCTCGTCTCGGTGACGCCGGCGTTCTGAAGCACCCACATCTTACCAGGCACTTTGACGATCGGTGAGCCAAAGAGCATGAGGAGGAAGGGCTTAGAGGTGGCGACCTCAGCGAGAGGACGACGGAAGAAGTCGAGGAGGCGAGCGAACTCAAGAACGTCGGGGTCGTGCTGGACGAAAACGATCTTAGAGGTGTTGGGGCGCACCTGATTGTGATCAACAAAGGTGGTCGCACCGACGCTCTCCGCACGGACCTCACCGATGAGAGACGCAGACTCAGCAGCGCCGCCCGCCTCGGTGCGGTAAATCTTGAAGAACACCGCGTCGCTCTGGTTGGCGATGGTGAGGGTCACGCTCTCGCCTGTCGCGATGGTCACAGCAGAGCTAGACACGGGCGCAGAGTAGCCGCTGTTGTTGAAGGCAACAACGCGGTAGATGTAGTCACCCTGATCAGCGAGGAGGAAGCGGCTTGAGCTGTTGCTCGCGGCTGCGGCTGAGCTGATGACGGCGTTCGAGGGCGCGTTGGTGGTGCCACTCGCAGAGGCAGGCGCCTTGTACGCGTTAAAGAGGAAGGGCGCGCTCTTGACAGGCACGGGACCGTAGGGGCTCATGATGTTGAGCTCCTGTGCACCGTAGGTCAGACCCTGAGCGGAGCGAGAGATGCCCAACTGGTCGTGGCGGCCGAACTGCACAGCAAACTTGATGAGCTCTGCGTGGATGCGGGGCTCAACATAGATGCAGTCGGGGCGACCGAAGCGAGGGGCGCTCTGGAGCTCTGCGAGGACCTCTTGGAGCAAGCGAGGAGTAGGAGACTTGCCACCGAGGTCAAAGGTGTTCGCGCCACCGTTGTGCTGCTCGATCTGCTTGATGATGCCGTCGAAGGCGAGGGGGTTGACGCTCTCGTCAGCGTGCCAGAGTGAACGCTCCAGCTTGCTGAGGAGGCGCAGGGTGCCGCGCTCAGTCTCGGCAGCGATGGCGTTGCTCTGGTTGCCGATGAGGCCCACGAGGGAGCCGACATCGGTCACCTCACGACGCTCTGCGAGATACTTGATACGGACGCTCTTGCGCTCGTACTCAGAGCGGTTAGTGGTGCCGCCTGAGCCCTCAGAGATGAACGCCTCAAGGTCGAGGCCGTGGTCGTTGATCACCGCGTACTCGTGCACGGTGTTTGTCACGTTGACCTTGGGGATCGCAGGCCACAACGCGAGCTCCTTCATGGTGAAGGTAGCAGATGCGAGGGTGTTCTCGATGCTTTGAGGCACGAGAGGGGAGAGTGAGCCGTTGTCGCCGCCAGTGGTGCCAGCAGGGGTTTGGTAACCTGCGTTGGCGCTCTTGCGGAGGGCTGAGTTAAGTTGGGCAAGGTCTGCCACGTTGACGAGAGAGTTAGCCTCGGGGAAAGAGATGCTCATATTGTGGCTCCTTTAGCCGATGAAGTCTGTGATCTCAGAGAGGGGTGCGCCTGACTCAAGCTGAGTGATGGCGCTGCGTAGGCGGTAGCGGGTCTGGGCGTCCGTGCTGCCGTCTTGGAGTTTGGTCAGACACTTGCGGATCATATCACCACGAGTGACGGTGGGCGCGGCCTCCGCCACCTCGACTGAGGCGACTGAGGTCACAGCGCGAGGAGGGAGAGGCGCGCTCATGGTAGCGCTGAGGCTCTTGGCCATCTTGCCCTGCTCCATCTTCATCGCCTTCATCTCGCTGAGCATTGTCTCCATGCCCTTGAGTACGGCGTTCATGCGCTTCTCCATGTCTCCAACGATGCGGTCGGTGCCCTCGGCCATCGCCTTCATCGCCTGCTCCATACCGTACATTTTGAGCGCCTTCTCCATGTCCTCGTCGTCCATGTCCTCATCGTCCATGTCCTCCTCGTCCATATCTTCAGGCATCTCATCATCGAACAAGGAAACCTGCTTAGCATCCTTCTTGGGCTCAGCGTCCTTCTTGTTCATAGCCTTGGCGATGGTGTCGAGTGCCTCAGTGAGCGCATCGACCTCGATCTCCTCAACGACCGCCTCAGTGTTGGCGGCCGCCACGAGCGTCTCAACGCTCTGCTGGTCAGTCTCGTTCATCTTAATCTCCTGTAAGGGTGATGATGTAAGTATCATGTTTTGTCGCGCTTTGTGCAAGTCTTAGCGACTTTCAGCACAGAGTCTACCACAGAGTCGAG